CCCAAGTTTGGAATATACCCGTATAGCCAACCAGAATTTTGATCTAGGGTAAGTCCCGGAATGCCCGAACTGTCGCCTGCGTCAAATATTAATTCAAAGTCAACTTGGTCGCCGTCTAAATCAAGACCAATAAATTGATACGCAAACCAGTTGTCATTTCTAACTGTGCCAATGCTACCTTCAGTATTGGTAATAATTGGAGGACGAACCGGCGTTACATCAGCAGTGACAAATGTATTGTCCGCAGTAATATCTGTGGTATCGGCACTCAAACTGTCTTTGCTGTAGACATAGATGCTGAATGTGCGTAGATCACTGTAAACGCCATCGGTAATTTCCACAGTGAATTCATAGTTGGAATTGAAACTCTGTGTGCTAAAGTCAAAACTGTATTCGTCAAAGCCTTGACCATCTCGGCTGAATCCAGCTTCGGCTTCGTTGATGGCCAACGGGGTGATAAATCCAGAAATTAACCCTGTGTTTGAAATCGTCAGTCCTTTGGGCAAGGCGCCACCTACCAATCGAACAACTACTGCTGCATTTGGATCTGTATCTGTGTATCCAATTTGCAAGTCAGTGACCAAACTTCCATCATAATATTGTGCTATTTGGCCTGCAGGAGTAGTAAACTCAGGGGGATTAGGACCAGTTACAGTTAGCGTAAATGTTCTGTCTCTGATTTGATCAACCACGTAGTTGTTGCCCACGTATTTTTTTGTGTATGCTCTGACAGTAAATTTACTGGTAACATCTACTGCCACAGGAGTTGGGACACCTTGTATACTTGCTACTGCTTTTGGAGTTCCAACAATTAGCCCGTTGTCTGACACTTGAACACCTGCAGGCAATTGCCCTGCCTGTAAATTAAAAAGAATGTGCTGTTTGAACTCAGCCGACATTGTGCCAGTGGCAGTTGTTAGTGGGATCGGGGTGGTAGTAAACTCAGTGGCTGTGATAGAAAATTGTGTGCTGTTGTAAACATCAAGAACAAAATATCTTGTTAGCGCACTTATTCCGCCAAACACAATACCAGATTCCCCGCCAAACATCACGTTCAGCCCAGGATAAATGTTTGCTGTGCTGTTGCAAGTAATTCTGTTAGTGGTTCCGCTGGTGGCTGTGCAAGTTACGTTTGCAACCACAGCCGAATCGGCCAACATAGCCAGTTGATAAAACACCCCTTCGGGGATGCTGCCTAAACTACCTGCAGGTGTTATCCACTGTGGTTGTGCCATACGTTACCAAGGTGCGGTGTCAAACGCCACACGTCTCCAAATTTCTGTCGATGTGTCATAAGCTGACAAACACACATACAAATACTGATCATCAAATGCAATCATGCCAGCAGCATCACCGGCTGTTCCTGCAGGTGTTGTGGGCGGTGTGGTTTGAACTCGGCTGTAAAGTTCAGCAAAGTTATCGTTACATTTAATGTAGGCTGTGCGTATTGCATCGCCTTGCCCGTCATTTGGGGTAGTTCCTACATTGATTACTTGTAATGTCATTATTGAATCCTCTGGCAAGTATTTACCAGGAATCCAATCAACTCAAGTTAGAGGCGTTCGTTGCAAACGTCCCAGTCAATGATTTTCCAGATATTATCTAGGTATTTTTCTTTGTCGCTCTGATAATCCAGGGCCCACGAGTGTTCCCACCAGTCTACTAGCACTGCAATATCAGTGCGAACTTGGTGATTTGGGATGGTTTTAATAGCACCACTTGTGCTCAAGTATACCCAACCTGATCCTTGAATTTTCATTGCAGCTTGTTTGAAAGCTTCTTTGAAATCTTCGTAGGTTTTGAAGTGTTCTTCAATCAGCGCGAGTATAGCGCCACGGGGCTTGTTGGCACCTTTAGGAGCCCTAAGCTGAGGGAAGAACTTATTGTGTAAAAAACTGCCAGCACGATTAAAATCGGCATTGCCTTCTCCTGAGTTGTAACGTCGAGCATAGCCTTTGGCCAAGTGCTCGTAATGATAGTCAATGGTTTCCTTGCTCATCACAGGCTCAAGGTCTTTGACGCCATAGGGAAGGGGAGTGGTTTCCAGTTTTGCTGGGCGGGTGCTTGCTTCTACAAGATTGATTGTGTCGCGAATGTCCATACAAGTATTTATTTGCTAATCAATAACAGGGCTCAAACAAACTCTGGTAATTTTCTGCTCGCATTTGATCCAAGCACAAATTGTATTCTTGAGACTTGTTCCATAGTTGCTGATCAAACTTAGCCGCTTTTATCTGAGCAATTAGCCCGACCAGCATGCTTTGTTGAGATTCGACGTTTGTTTGTTGCAAGCAGTGTTCAAGATATGGTATTGCTTGATCTAACTTTTCTTGGTCTAGATTGTCTGCAGACAACATATAAGGTCTTGAGCTAACATGAAAACGATGACTACAACCGTTGTGGCCGTTTGAACGATGTTGTAATTCTGCAACAAACCTCAACAGCGGATTGAGTTGAAACAAACTTATATTGGTCACCACACTGTTGATCATTAAACTTGAAGCATTTTTTGCCAACCACCCAGCATTGTGTTCTACTGTGTGCCAATGTGTGCCGTGTCGTATAATTTCAGCTGCCGAATCGACTGCATCCAAACTCAAAGTCCAATGCAAATTAGTAATTTTATCAACAAGATCATACCAAAATGAATCTGTAAAACTGCCGTTTGTTGTAATTAGAATTCCAATTCTATCGCCGGCACGTTTGACGACTTCTTCAAGCATGCCTCTAACTTCGGGCATTTTGGTAGGCTCGCCGCCAGTAAACATCAATCTGTCAATTTGATCTAAATGGTCGATGATATAATCAAAGTTTGATTGTTCGACTCTGGCTACTTTTTCTGATTCAACTTTAAAAAACTTCTGTAGCACAAGGGAACGAGCAGTTTCATTGGAAATACCATTGCTAAAAGTTGGCGAGCAACTACGACATTTAAAATTGCAAATATTGTTGGCACGATAGTCAACAAAATTCATTTTAGTATCAGTAAAAATTTTATTGTCGTAGTCTTGATTGCTTTGTGTTCTTAGGCTTTGTCCAAAAGAAGTTTCGTTTTTTACACAGATTTCGCAAGATTTAGGAATTTGGTTTGATAACAACTGATCTTGTATTGATCTGAGTTCCTGGCTTGCAAACCAGGTTTTTAAATCTGTATTAGATCTTTTGTATTCGCAACAGGGTGATACTCCAATGTTGTCAATATATACTTGCCTAAACGGTGCTACACAATACCAATTAGTCATTTTCTACGAGTAATACGCCCTTTGGTGAGATCATACGGACTGAACTCTAATTCAACTTTGTCGCCTAACAGGACTTTGATATTGTTTTTACGCATGCGACCTGACAAATGTGCGGTCACTAAAGTATCTAGATTATCTAATTTTACACGAAACATGGTAGAGGGCAGAACTTCTAGAATCTTGCCTTCCATGTTGATAATATCTTCTTGTTTTGCCATAAGCAATTACTTAGTCTCAAAAGAGATTGAAGCTCCTACTTTTTGTAGTCGATCAAAACGGAAACTGCGCCATTCGTTTTTGTCCAAATCAAACACTCGAATACTTTCGTGATCGGGCTCTTTGCGGGGCTTTCGGCTTTCACGCACAATGCCATCTACAGGTATGACCTTGGCAGTCACTTCGGGGATTCGGCTGTGATCCAAAGTGCATCTCATTTCACGCACAGTGCCATCTGATTTTGTGAACTCTACAGTTACTTCGGTTACCTGAAGTAAACTTCTTACCCAATCACGGATAATAGTTCGATTAACATCATCTGCTTCTTGATAAGTAGTTCCGGGTTTGTTTTTGAGAATACGGAATACTTCTTGTTGTTCCCAGGTCACGATAAATTCCTTTCTTGTTGATTCATTCTTGCCCACATGTCAACCTCGGCGCATGGTTGCAATGGCCACCGCTTCTTCGTCGGAAAAGATAGGCACTGAGTTTGACTTGTGCATAACACCAATACCTTTCATTTTGGTACCAGTATATTGCGGTGCTGTTTTTGCGGCCGCAATGCCATCACCTGTGTTGCGGCTGGGAATGTTGTGAGTGGTCGATCGACCAATGGGCGTGGTCAACTGATACGACAGCGGCTCAGCTGACATGGCACGGCGGCGCTTTTTGTCTTCGGCGTCCACTTCCCACTTCTTTTGCAGTTCTTTCCACGAAGCATCGAGCTCACGTGCCTTGCGAGCCTCTTCGGCGTTGCGGAACTTGACCCGGCCTTTGCGTTTACCATTAAGGCTAAGACTGGGGTGATGTAAGTGCATGCTCATTTTCGCAGTAACTCCATGGTGTATTCAGTTTCGCGCATGTTGGCAACAACTTTGATCCAGCCGTGCCCAATACATTCTGCAATTAGACTTCGATAATTTTCCGGGCATCGTTGACTGACTTCGATGCTGGCACGGGGCACAATGGAAATGCCATCAGGACTGAACGAAAAGTCCTCATGCCCCGGACGCAGTGTTACATAGGATTGTTTGGTTGCAAACATGTGTGTATTATAACAGATTGTGGATAAATGGTCAATCCGCAAACAGTTTGTTCAGCTCATCGACTAGGGCATTGTTGCCTAGCACAGGGCCAAGAGCACCATGCTCATCACGATACATTGTGTATAGCGCCATTTTCTTTTCGGCCTTGGATGCTGATGCGTTACTCAAACGGTCAGCACTCTTGACAAAGTCGGCACCGGGTGTGCGCGGAATCTTTTCAATTACATTGGCCATTTTTGTTTCGCGATCATCGCCATATGCTGTTACTGCCCAGACCATGTCAGCAACTCGAGTGCCAAACAAACGGCGAATGTCATCAATTGTGACTTCGGGACTGTCTTCCACTGTGTCGTGCAACCAAGCGGCGGCAATGATTTCGGGGTCGTCTGTGATTTGCTTTACACGGCGCACAACATCTTCCAGGTGGGTCGAGTAAGGTTGTTCGCCATACTTTTGATCTCGGTGCGCGGCACGAGCAATCAATTCAGCACGATGAGCAATATCAGTAACGTTTTGCATATGTCCTTTTTTCAAGTTATGTGTATATTATAGCAAAACCAGAATTATTGGTCAACCTTGCAAAAAGTAATACTTTTTGTTTAGAACTGATCGGGCCAGTCCCTAAACAGTGCATGCTGAATATCACCGGCTACAAACTGATTGAAGCTCCGGTGTTTTGTTTCTAGTTCGCCTTCCAGTGGAGCGACTCGTTTAAATGCACTGTCCATTTGCGCCATGTCACGGAACTCCATGAGAATCATCCATTCTGGCATGTCTGCTATTGATCGGAATCCCATCTTGCATCTGGTGATTCTATAGCTCTCCATTTTGCCTTCTGATACCAGATGATCAAAGAATCCTTTCATCCCATTCACCCATTCAAGGTCAGAGATGTCGCCTTGTTTGTTTGCCCAAATTGTATAAATGTCCATTAAATTGATCCTAGTAGTTCGTAACCATCAAACTGTGCTTTATAGTTGGCACTTTCTCCTAGATACAGGTATTTGTATCCTAGATTTTTGTAATAAGCACATTCGTGTTCAAGGCTGCGTCGCCCCAGTTCAAGTTCGGGATTTTTATAATCCCAGGCAAACTGCAAGCCTTCAACATTGAACTTATCCCATCGGCGACACAAACTCCAAGCCACAATTTGTTCATTGTGATAATAAACATGAATGTCATTGGCGTTGTCCTGAAACTGGCTTAAAAACAATGGCATCACACTAGTGAATTGTTTGTGTCTGCAATAGTCTTTGTAAATTTTTTCAAAAGGCTCTAGACCAGATGCCCAGGTGCATAAAGATGTTTCAAGATACTTGTTGTAACTTGTTTGAGCTAGATTGATTCTGCAAAATTTCATTTTTCATAACGCCAGGTGACCACATCTTCAAGCGACTTCTGATCCCATGTATCATAGTAGCCTTGTGATTTTAATTTGTCTGCGGCATTATTTAACTTGCTTAATTTTTGAATAACTAAAAGTCCACACTGTCCAAAATTCATTTTTACACCATTGACGTATTCAGGAGCATCAGGATGATCTTCTAAAATAACATAGTCTGCTGGCATCAACATCTTGTTCATTCCTGCAACAAATTCTTGTAAATCGTCTGGACTAATTGTTTTGTGATCAAAGCAGACAACTACAACATCCTTGGTTGCCAGTGCATCTACACTTTCGCGGACCACATTTGCTAGTTCTGGCACACTTGCAAAAACAGTCTTGATCATGTTAGAAACTCGAGCCGCTTTGGCATAAGGGCACGGCGACCAGTTTCCCAATTGATGATTGTTTGCTTCCACAAACTCGACCATCCACTGGTCAAGTTCTCCCTTGATTTTTTCTTGATCCATTACTTGAACAAAATTAGTGCCATCAACACAGCCTGCACAATAAACCCTGCGCCGATTGTGATAATGTTTAGCACGTCTTTGAGCACAATAGCACGTAGGAACAACAGTGCAAGCCCTGCCCAAAGAAACAAAACTACGTCTAGGCTGGGAGTATGATCGCTCAAACCCGACAGCAGGGCCAACAAGGTAGGCACTGTGGCTGCATGAAGCACAATCGCTGATAGCCATCCCAGTGTGTCTGCTGATATCTTGGCAAGGCTGTCAGACAAAAATGTCCTCAATGCCACAATGTTTAGTGCCCAATTCATGTTCGGTCTCCGTAAAAAATATGTCGTCCAATTTGTTCAATCTTGGGCAGTTTCCAGCCAGGATTCACATAGTCTGCATGATAATACAATGCGTTCTTTAGTGAGGGAAGACGGAAGCCTTCTAGCAACACTTTCTTGGCCACTTCTTCTGATTCACGCCACAAGGGTTTGTGAATGGGTCGGACCTTGTGTGTAGATTCACAGAACCACGAGAACTGGCATACTACTTTTTCGTAGAACACGTTCTTTTGGTATACCACACCGCATACTGAGTTGGCAAACTTGCCGGACTCCATGCGGTTTAGAGTGACTTGTGCCACACCAACTTTGCCTTCAAATGGTTCTGAAGCAGCTTCCCAGTAGATGTTGCGTGTCAAACAATCCAACTCACGAGTGCGTTGTGCGGCAGAAACATAGTCCGACGGTAACGCACCTGCTTGGTTGCGAAGCTGAGTCAATCGATTATCACAAACATATACCAACGCGATTGCTATGGCCAAAAAGCCAAGAGATTTGAATACTCTCGAACTCCAGGTAGCTAGTTGTAGATTTATTAAGTTTACTTTTGCTTTCATGGTAGTTTTACTTACTCAGATGGATTGCGAACCGGCAGGATTACCGGTTCAAAGTAGCAACTTTTGCGATTATATTAGCCGTTAACGATTATCTTTGTCCTGAGCTTTTAGTTTGTCCCAGGTTTCAAGTTTATCTTTGATTCGTTGTTCCAACTCACGATATTGGTTGCCCAATTCACGTAGTTCTTCCCATTCAGATTCGAGTTTGTGATTTACTGTCAAAAGATTAATGCGTTCTTCAATGCGCTTTAACATTGCTATCAGGCTCTCGCCGTTGATTTCAATGTCTGCATTTTTGCCGTGCAATGATAGTTTGCCCGATGGGTTGTTGCTATACAGCCCGGTGCCTGTTCCTGTTATTGTCCCAGGAATTATTCCACTAGACCCAACTCCAATGGTGTAGTTGTCTGCGATTGTGCTCCAAGGCGAGGAGGTTAGTGTAAATGTGCTTGACGCCAAATCAGCGTCAAGACTTCCTATTGATACTGTTGGTATTACAGTAGTAGGCATTTACTTTGCAGCCAGGGCTTCTTTTTCGGCTGTGATTTCTTTGCGGCGTTCTTTGATGCCTTTGCTCATTTCTTGCAGAGCTTTTCTAGCACGAGCAGCCGATGCCTTTACACCTTTAGCAGTAAACTTTTCGTTTTCAGCAATGTAGGTTTCGTAAGCGGCAACGATTTGTTCGTGTTGTGTAGGTGCGGGTGATGTCATAATGTTCTCCTTGATAGACAAAATTAATTATAACAGTTTCTGCACACTTGTCAAATTTTTTTAGTCCAAATAGATATGCCTTCGATTCCAGGTATCCCAGATCGTGATATTGCCCCAGCCGTTGCACCATGTTACTTGAAAATGGTTCAGGCTGTTCTGACTGTAAAGACTCATTTTGTTGTTGGCCAAGTGAACATCCTGACGATTCTTGGTTGCCCAATTTTTTAGTAGTGTGTTGGCCTGTGAGTCTCGAAGAATTATAATAAACAGGGCTTCGCCTGACTTCGAATGCTGTGTGCTCATTGTTTTTATTTTACTTAGCACACCAAAATAAAAAGATCAAAAGAAAAGCGGCCCGAAAGCCGCTTTCTAACTTTGGAGATTGAACTGTGTTAGACTGGGGCCGCTTCAGTCTTGGCTTCTGCTAGCAACTGTTCAGCAGTAACTTCTTTCTTGGCAGGCTTGGAGGCCTTGACCTTAACTTCGCCCTTCTTGGCCACTTTGGCTTTCTCAGCCAGTTTGTTAGCCACAGCAAAGCCAGCATCACCTTCAGTGATACCTTGTTCAGTCAAATACTGGAGAGCTTCCAGCTTGGTCATTGCCTGGGGCAGTTCAACCAAGTTGATGTCTGTGCAACCTGCTTTGTTGAGGATCTTGATACGAGCTACCAGGTCGTTTGCAAAACGAGCCTTGACGGTGCCGTCGGAGTTTTTAGCTGTGCCTGCTACGGTGAAAGTTTTTTCTGCTGTCATTTGTGTTGCCTTTAAAAGTTGATTTAGAGAGTTAAAAAATGTTGCGCCTTACTGCTCAACATATCAATATTATAGCAAAAGATGATATATTGGTCAACCACTTTTTGCCACAATCTTGATTCTTTTTGCCCAAATTACTGGGCCAATTCTTTGCTTTGGTGCTTGATTGTTTCCACACCATTGTCCAGGATACGGGCGATGCCACCAAAGCCCACGGTGGCCACGATCAGGCCCAGAACAAAACCAATAACCAAATTGCGCATTATAGCACCTTTACATAGTTGAGTTGAGTCAAGTTGTCACGATGGGCCTTGACCTTGCCCTGGATAGTGAGATGGGTTCCCATGTCAAACGATTCTTTATAACTGAATGACACCACCTGGTCTTGATCACTGATGGCTCTGATCCAGAAGATCGGAAACTGCTTGCTTCGGACCACATTCAATACTTCGATGTGGAGTTGCACTTTGTCGCCCACTTTGCCAATCAGGCCGCCTTGAGCAAATTTGGTGCGAGCATCGACTGCTTCGCGCTGTCGAGCACGATCCACTGAGTTGGGCAGACTTGCGGCCACTGCCAGTTCGTAACGATTGGTCACGGTGTAGAAACGTTCGTTCACTGCCAGCACCTGCTGAACGCTACGATCAAAATCTGTCAGTTGGCCCTTGATGGCGCGGAACGTGAGGTCCTTGGCCAAGAAATCTCGGCACTGCTCGCCAGCCTCCACATCTTCCACAAGCAGGCGATCGGGGTTTTGCAAGAACTCCATCATGACGTCACGGTTGCGGCGCTTGTCAAGTTTGTTGGTATGAGTATTCTCGTCCCACACAAAGGTAGATTCTTTGAAGTAGCCACCGTTCACACGCTGAGCAGCCGAGGCCGCGGCCCAGACATCACTCACACTGTGACCAGTTTGAAGCACAGTGTTGGTGCGAGGAGGAGCCACACGACCAAAGCGTTTTGTTTCGTGGTCGTAGTCATCAGCATGACCCATGCGGCGCACTTGTTCTGCTGTCATTCCGCTTACGTCTACAAATCCTGGCATGTCAACTCCTTGTTTCTTACTATACCTATATTATAGCAAATTGGGAATTATTGGTCAACCTTTTGGTTGAGTTCTGCATCAAACTTGGCTTTGGACAGGTTGGTGTCATAGATCACTTTGATGGCAAAGCCCAGGGCACCCACAGCAAGGATGGTGCCAAGCACAACTGGGGGAACCAGGAAAATTGCAGCCGGGACCATGATGCCAAGAGCAGTGAGCCCTGCAACGGTTTTGACTGTGGCTTTGAGAGCTGTTTTTTGAATGGTGTTCATTTTGAGTTCCTTTCTATTTACTATACCTATATTATAGCAAAAGAGCTATTTTAGGTCAACCAAAAAAAGTAATACTTGAGTGTTACACGTAGAATGGCTCTTTTTCAAAGCCCAGGGCACTGTAAACACACTCACGCACAGCGGTGTCAGTGGCTTCACCAAACTCTTTTTGTTCGCTCAAGGCGCACAAGGCTCGGTAGGTCTGTGCCCAGGTCATCTGGTTGGTGCGAGCAGCCACCACAATAGCATGCACTGCCACATTACCAAGTTCGGTAAACATATCATAGTCGGGCACCGCAGAACCAGTCAGGTTGTATTCAATTTCGATGTTCATTGCAAGTCCTTAAGCTACAAAATCAAAGATATAACCATAAGATCCATCTGGGCTGACCTCGACTTTGTAACGATCTTTGGTCAGTCGGTGATAGATTTTACGAGCTTCAGCTTCGTTGCAGATCACACTGAGCGAACCACAAAAGAACTCGGCTTTGTTGTCGGACTTGAGAACTTCTGCAACCTTGTCAAGAACCACTGTTTCGAAACCCATTTTGGACTCCTTTTTGCTGAACATGTGTATATTATAGCAAATCGGTGATTTTTGGTCAACCGGAATAGCAAAGTAAATTTTAGGGAAATACCAAAGTAAATTTTGTATACTTTAGTATTAGTCTTTTTGTATTACTTTTTCGTTCTTGAGACGTTGCATTGTATACTGATTTCGTAGATCTTGTTCTCGGCGCTCACGCTTCTTTTCATCAGAAACTTTCAGCATGAGATCATAGTTTCGTGCCCACTCCACACCAC